AAACTCTGCTTTTGCTGCTTTAGCATCATGCGATTTGACCTTTGGATCATTCTCGGCAGCATCATGTGCTTTGCGTGATGCTGCATCAAATTTAGCACGATCAAAGTTTTTACCTGTGCCAGTTGATGCCAATTTGTTATTTACTACTTTATTATAAGCAGTACGTGATTTATTTTGCTGCGAATGAACTGATGCTGCTGATTTATCTCTTGCAACTGCAGCCTTTGCAGCATAAGACTTCATTGTGTCTTGTGAAAGCTCTTGAATCTGTTGCAGATCTTCATCTTCGAAGTGTGACTCAAGATCTTCAATATACATATGAAGCATATTAATATAATCTTCAGATGTAAGTTCTAGAAGACTTTCATTGATTGCAATATCTTTGAACCCGCGTACTTTTTCTTTGTGCACTTGCTCAGAAATGTATTTTACATAATTGTCAGTCATTAGTATCTCCATGGTTGGACTTTATCATGGTTTATTTATGCTAAATCCATTCTGGAGCTGAACGTTTCTTCCATGAGTGCATAGAAGCCTTGCCATACTTGTAGTAGTTACGGTAGTTGGCAATAGGATCCTCGCCAATCTTGTACTGCTCGTCCATACACGAAGGCATAGGAGTCATGTCCCATTCCTTCAGGTTCAGTGGAGGAGATGCAATAGGAACACCGAGCTTGGTGATGGTCAGGTGTGTCTTGCCGTAACGGTACGTATACTCATCGCTAAGAGCAAAGAGATGGTCGACAAGCCAGTTGTAGTTCTCTACCGACTGACGTGCCCACACGGCACTGGGGTGGTTGGCATGTGTGGCACTATACAAAACAGCGTCACGCTCGTCGGGTAAAGTATACACCCGCTTCTTACGACCAGACGATGTGTCGATAGATTCGGTACCGTCGAGTAGGCGGTGTGCGGTGGATAGTAGTTGGGCAGTCTCAAGAATCATCTTGACGACATGCTTGTCTACCATCCACTCTGCACACTGCCGTGGATCTTCATGGAGATAGAAGATGTTCACAGACCTGCTTTCTTTACGATATCTTTGTATCCACGCCAGGATGGGTGGACATTGTCAGGTTGCACAAAAGAGGTGGAGATGATGGTATCACCATACTTTGCTGCAATCTCCTTGACGGTTGCATTGACACCAGGCTTACAGAAGCCCTTGTTGCATGGAGGCATAACCCATATAACATTGACCGAGCGAATTCGGTAGCGAACCTTGGAAAGTTCCTTGAAGGTGTTAACGCCTTTGTGGTCATTTGTGCCGAGGCTAATGACAACCTTCTTGGCTTCCAGTTTTGTAGTACCCCAGCGCTTGTTCCACTGCCACGTATTGTAGCCGCCTTTAGAATACGAGACGCATTCCTTAGGAGCAAACATCTTGGTGCCAACGGCGATACTATCGCCCATAATTAAACATTCAAGCATTATAATCTACCTTATTAATCCAACCGAGTTTATCAGCGTCATCCCACTCTTTGAGATAGTCATTGTCCTCATCGAATAGACGAAGATACTCTTCCTGATCGATCTCACGAGCATAACTGATTGTCTCGTCAAGATGCAACTGACTAAACTCGTGAAGATTGCCTTCATTCATGGTGACTTCATCCCTAGCATCGGATGCGTTGTTCGCCTCAACGACGTAACGCATCCGAAACATGCTAATGGCCTCTACAAGATACTTAGGCATTACAGTTTTCCTAGATTTTTAACAACCCGTTTAGCAGACTGACGTGCATATGCTTCGGCGGCTTCAACAGATCGATGTGTATTAGAAGTGCCTTGAACCCAAAATGGCCACCACCAACGCCAGGACTGGACTTCAAAGCCTGCCCAGTCATCAGTTACAATACGATACTTAGGCATCAGGAAGTTTGTCGAATTCGACACTGCCAGGAACAGTGAACCAGCTGATGACACGTTCTAGTGACTCAATCATCTTACGGATCTCTGCACGATCCTCAGCAGGATCCAATGAAAACACTTTTGCATCGCCACGTTCAAAGTCTTTCAACAAGGCTGACCGAGTTTCAAACAGTTGGTCAACAATAACCTTGTCAACAGCTTCAGCGTCAAGTTCTACAGTAATCTTACCCATAATAATTCTCCTTACCATTCAGGTCCAAAAGTTTTGTCCGTCTTTTCATAAATTTGAAACCAGTCCACTCCATATGCCGGACAGATATGGAGTTTATCAGGAAGGTTGTTCTTGTCCTTCTCTCCGCCTTCACCGCAGATGAAGTAGATATTGCCTACCTTATCAGCAGCGAAGGAATGGAGGAAGATCTTGTCATACAAGGCAATCTTCTCTCTCAGAGACTTGAGTTCACCTTCGTATGCTTCGAGTTCGAGGTTCATGACGTATCTCATCCAATGCTTTATTAAAATCATATACTATTTTATTAGGTTCGTGTTCATCCATCGTGCTAGCATAACAAACGATAGCATCTAAGTATGGCCGAAGACGGATACACGCATTAATGAGATCATCGACCGCGCCTTGATCTACGAAGTCATAATCTTCGTCTCTCATTCTACCACCTTCTTATAACGATTGAAAGTACCGTCACCTTCTTCAACCATGATCTCATCCATGCGAGGATTGTGTGCAATGATACGTTGTTCATCCTCGGCAATAACACGACCGGCTTCACGAAGCTTGCGCATCACGGCATTGGCAACGCCTTTAGTATTACGACCGCTATCCATAGCAGCACCAGCAGCATCAGCACAGTCGAAATACAACTTGTCAGGCAACGACCAAGAATGATCGTTATATGAACCTGGCTCAAGGCCACCTACTCGACGTAGATATTCCTGACCACCGTCGACAGCAATGCCACCGCATGTACATTCTACAAAGTCGTGACGGTGTTTCGAGACAATGAAGTCACCACATCCGTTACAACTTGCTGCATTCTGGACGATCATACCATGATCCCACTTGTTTGTTTGGTGTATTCCTTGGCGACAGCGTCGTAGGTTTTGACGATGCAGACAATGTGTTCATCCTTGACATTGATCTTGAAGTCAGGACCAGCAGTCAAGACGTAGGGTGCAAGACCGAAGCCTTGCTGACCCATCATAACCGCATGCGGCTTGTTGAGTGTGACAACAAAATTCTCGATGGCTGCCAGCCGGCCGACAACCTCATCACCACCAAGGATCTTGAGCGTGACGATGTCGGTGACTTTAAACGGAGTTTCGATAAGCATAAATTATAGTCCTAATGATTTATATGTGAAGCCGAACGGTTTGCCGTTGGCAACGTCTAGAGTAAGATAGTCAAGAAAGCAGTCGAAGTAGTGAGCTGCATTTTCTTCACCAGAGTCTTCCAAAGCAACTACAGCCTGTTTGGTGTAGTCGATGAGGGTACGAAGGTTGACACCAGTGCCGTCGGATAGTGTCGGGGTTTTAATCGGATTTGCCATAATATATCTCCTTTACTAGAATATTAGATATAGCATATTCTGGAATATTAGTACACAACAAAATTAGCCACGACGCATTCTTGCGATCTCGATGGCATCTTCCTGACTAAAGACAGGAACGCTGTTTGACTTGTGCATGGTTGCGATACCGAGTAGGCGATCGCCCGTATAGACGTTAGGCTTCTTGGCAAACGTCACACCGGTATCGGCCAATGACGGATACAGTTCACGGTGGTTTGATACATTGTATTCTGGCTTCTTTGTGCCACGAAATACTGGGTTGTATTTGCCCTGACGGTATGCGACATACTCGTCGAGCGTCTTTGACTTGATGCCTAGACGCTTGTTGCGCTTGCAGTCATCCCGCCAGTCCATGCAGTACTTGTGGTACTGGGAATTGCTGACCTTAGACTTGCGCTTGTTATGGTTGGTGGTAGTGTAAGCAGGACCAAGAAGATGCATTGTCATAATATAATTTCCTCCAGATTTTGTTATACACTACCACCAATTAATTGTACATCGTTACTTTACGTTGACGATGCCCTTGAAGTCGTAAGGGATAACAATCGTATTCACCTTGCCAGCAGCCACAGCTTCAGCAATGGTAACGATAGCAGTCGCTTCCATGTACTTCGTTGCACCAGCGTTGGCGTTCAGAGCAGCGATACGCTGTGCTTCGAGCTTAGCAGTACGAACTTCGACCTGCTTTTGCTTTTCGGCATTCTGTGCCTGAACAAGAGCGTTAGCCGAGGCTACGATGTTCGAAGCAGGCTTTACCTGACGAACAAGAACCTGCGAAACAGAGATCGCACCATCGAGCTTTTCAGCAGTAAGGCTGTTGACAATCTCCTGACGGATCAACTGTTCCATCTCAGCACGGTTGTCAGCCATCTTCAAGGACTCGTACTTACGAGCAACCTTATAGGCAGCATTACGACCAAGCTGACGGATGTAGTTGTACATCAGCAGAGTGTCACCTTCTTCGGTGTCGGCATGGAAGCCACGGTTCTTCTCGATGTAGAGTTCGGCAACCGAACCAGGATTGATCGAGTAGATAACAGCCATGTCGAAGTCGGCAACAGTCGAGTTATCCGAAGCGAGAGGAGTCAAGTCAGATACGTCGACCTGAACGTCCTTGGTCGGGAACGTAAGAACGTCACCAAACATTGTCTGGTTTAGAGACCCTGGCATCAACTCAGTGGTTTCAATGGTCTTGTTGAATGTCCGGCGGACACCAACTTCACCAGTTTCAATACGAGTACAAGCAGCAGTCGTGGCCATAAGACCGGCGAGAACGGCGAACTTAGCAATACGATTCATAGTATAATTTCCTTAAAACAAAAT